GAAAAGACTTTAACAATAAAGAACTTCAAGCCTATGGTTTTGATTTAGAGGTATTCAAAAAAGGCAAGGTATACAAGGTTCCACCAGAGGAAAAGAAACTTCTTGTAGACGAAGCTAACGCCTTGAGGAAGATAGAACACGACAAGACAAACTGTACAAGATTTGATGTATTTGAGAAAGAATTTAATGAAAAATATCTCGTAGGGGATGAAGCTGATTTCCAAATGCAAACATTAAGTATCTATCTTACAATAAATCCATTCCAAGTTATATTGGATTGTGCAGAATTAAACGATAAGATAAAACCTTTTGCTGAAATGCCTGATGGGTTAGGAATAATTATTGGGACTATTATCGAAGTCAAGCGGAAACAAACAAAAGGAGAAGGTAAAGCATTCGCTTTTACAAATTTGTTAACACATTGCGGAGAAATGATAGAGGCAACAGTTGGTTCAACATGTTATGCTGTGTGTGGTAACTTAGTAAAGAAAGGCGAAAGAGTTGTGTACATAGGAAAAAGAGAGAACGGGAGATTCTTCGTTCAAGAAATGAAGACCGTCAAACAATGGGAAAAAGAAATCAATAGTCAGAAAGGTAGGTAAATTATGTTTCATGTTATTAAAGGTTACTTTATCGTATTTGACGATAGTTCTGTAAACCTCTGCACTGACACTGGAAAACTTGACAAGGATGGAAAGCCAGTGCTACGTGCATTCGGATACTATGGGAATGTAGGTCAGGCAATGGAAGGTCTATACAAAGTGCTGGTCAAAGAAAAATGTAGTAAAAAGACAGTACAGCAACTTGAAGACTTAAGACAAATTGTAGTTGACACACAAAAAGAAATCAAAGAAATCTGTAAAAAACTTAAAATATAAGGAGAGAACAATGAGATACGTTATTAATCAGACCCTGTACAACACCTACGCAAAATCTCTTGGCACTATTACAAAGATAAAAGTAATGAAGGGTGGAAAGCCTGTATTTGTAGACAAAGCGATTCCTGCAGATTTTGAAACTGTATTGGCTTATATCAATGAAATGTCTGGAATCCTTGGCGGTATAACACAGCTTTCCATTGAAAAGGATAAGAGATGAATAGCGGAAAAGAATTTGAGGCATGTTGGAAAGACAGTTGGGAGAAAACCGGATATTGGTTTATCCGGTTAATTGATAGTGTTAAATGGGGTACAGGGGCAGGTGCTTCCTTTACCCCATCAAATCCCTGTGATTGCGTAGGATTCTCTGCTCCAATCCTATTTGTACTTGAATTAAAAAGCACGAATGGAACTGGAATATCGTTTAATCCTGGAAACCCGTTACTTAAACCGGAGAATGCGAAAACAAACGTTATGATTAAAGCCGGACAATGCAAAAGTCTTTTAAAGTTTGCTGAGAAAGACGGAGTAATTGCTGGATTTATCCTTAACTTTAGACCAAGAATGCTTAAGACAAAAAGTGAACCAAATGAAACTTTCTTTATATTCATTGAAGATTTCATGAAGTTCGCTACAGAATCAGGCAAGTCAGGAATCAATAGAGAAGATTGCCATAAGATAGGAGTACCAATACTAGGAGAAATCAAAAAGGTAAAGTACAAATATGATATTGAATCTTTTATATCTGATACCACTACTAAGCTCTTTCAAATGAAGCCCGTACTTAAGGAAACTTTTCTTAAGGGATTGGAAAACTTCATTAAAAGATACAAATAATAATTTAAAAGAAAAAAGGAGAAAAACAAACACATGGAAAACAAAAACGACAAGTCAATCGTCTGCAAGGATTGTGGACAAACATTTATTCTTACCGAAGGTGAACAGGATTTTTACGCAGAAAAAGGATTCTCTGAACCGCAAAGATGCAAAGCTTGTAGACAAGCAAGAAAACAGAATAACGGTGGTCAGGGTAGAAAATAGATTTCGATTTAAAGTCTATTTTAAACAGGTAACATAAACATCCCTTTGAGGTCATGGGACAGATTGTACAAAGTTCTGTGACCTTGAGGTATGTATTGAGAGAGGAGAATAACAAATGGAACTTTTGATTTCTATATTGATTGTTGCTGGCGTATTAGGAATAAGTGGTTTGGCTTTATATCTGAGAGAGAAACATTTATATAATCCTGCAGATATAGCATATGTACAATCAGCATTCAATCTCGGAATGGACATAGTTAACGAATTAAATTTGAAACAAGAGCCTCAGATAAGACTGATAGCTCAAATTGTTTCTGATATATTGAATCAAATATTGAAAGTAGAAACTAATGAAGACGAAGCTACACTAGAAGCAAACGCTATGAAAACAATTCAAGACGCTTTAATTGCAGCCAAGATTACAATCACTCCCGAAAGAGAAAAGATTGTTCAAGCATTGGTAGACACGACATTAAACAACATTGAAAAGAAAATAGTATAACAAAAAAAAGACAAAAAAAAATTGGGATGGCTTTCGCCATCCCTTTTTTATTTATTGTAAATTGCTACACAAGCTCTTATAGCTCGTTCTGTACCATCTGTTGGAGAATTCATTATCTTCCCATTCACTATAATCTCTGAACTTCCACCGCCATCTAAATTACATGCATTAATGCATCCAAGTCTAAACATCAATTCTGCTTCTTGTTTCGCTGTTACTCCAGCTTCATTGAATTTCCTACCTTGAATGACAACCAATGCCCATGTCCCATCTTTTCTTTGTCCAAATAAAGTTCTAGGATTCTTAGTAACTGCATGGTCAAAATACTGTGTATTCTGTATGTTGATATGACCATCAACTACCAAAGTCCATGAAGTTCCAATAGCCCATTTTGCTGTACCTTGCAATTCAGATGCTTTTGCAATTTCTGTAACTCTTCCAATTTGCGTATGTCCATCTTTAAAATAAATAAGGTCTATAAAAGCTACATTTTCTGGAGCCAGATATTTTCCTTCATCTATAAAAAGACCCAACGAGTCTTGATTTGTTGGAAGCATATTGAAGAACCCACCATTAATTTTGCAAACAATTTGTTTGCTTGCATCGTTTATCTTGCTAAGTGGCTGTCTTGTAGGTGACAATATGATGTCACAGTCTTGAGTATGAGAAGACTCGTATATATGAATAGTACTTTCATAATCTCTAACTGCTCTATATCCTGGGGAAGTCGTAGTACATTTTGCATAGAATAAATTTGTCAGTGTAGTTAATGTCATATTTCCAGCTACTCCATCAGGAGTTAATTTGTTAGCTTTTTGGAAAGCAATAACTTGTGTATTAGTACCATTACCAAATACTCCGTCTGCTACTCCACAATTGAAACCAAGCTTATTTAGCATTAACTGCATTTCATAAACGTCATTTCCTTTTGAGCCTATTTTCAATGTATTCATAGGTTTCGATACCTCCACTGGTTTAGGTGCTATTACTACTGGTCTTACTTTAGGGTCATATATTTTGTCATCTGCATCTAAATACTGTGTTCTATCTCCTGTATACCCCAAAGTCTCTATGGGTTGAATATGCCACCATTCAAAAACAGTGTTGCCATCAACATGATTCAAAGGTAAACATAAACCATATTTGTATAATTCTTGATTCTTGACACTTCTCTTCATGTCTCCATTTTCCATATATGATTGCCAATAGTTTTCATCTGATATATCTACAGCACATCTTCCGTTATGCCAAGAACTTCCTGGCTTTGCTACATACCCATCACCATTTGGTGGATGCTGTTTGCAATTTGCTGCATACAATTGAGCTTGTAAAACTACATCTCGATACCCACTGGATACAACACATTTTTTCCCTTTGTCTTTAAAAAATGTAGAAAGTCTTTGTGCAAATACAAGAGCAATCCCTTCTTGCCCTGCATTCACAAATGATAAATAGTCCTGTGGGGCTATTGCCGGATAATTGCTTTGTAGTCTCATAAACACTCCTTCTTTCTATAGTTTATACATTGCCATTTGTACTGTCGGTTGGGGTTGTAGGAGTTGTAGGTGCTGGAGATACGTATCCTTTAATATTTTCAATACCAGATTTGGTAAAGTAAGCTGCAGACACTCCAAGAAACGCAGTCTGTATATAATTGAATACAAGACTAAGGTCTACTCCAAAAGCCCATAATGCTATATAGTTTGCTATAATTCCCAATACCCACATAATCATTACAATACTGGATATCTTTTGAGAAAATCTTATATTTTTAAACCACGAGAACATAAGCCACACTCCTTCGCTCTAAATAATATGTAACAATGCCATCAGAACAGAGGCTAAAAATCCCATAACTCCACCAAGAATAGCAGTTAATATACTTGTTTTATTACTGCTCTTTTGTAGAGTAGCCCCTTGTTTCATTTGCCTATCTTGTAATATAATATTGGTCAACGCTTCGAACTTATCGTCAATTTTTAAATCAATACTTTTAACGTCACATTTTAAATCTTGTACTGCATTCGTTAGTTCATTTAAACGATATTCATGTAAACGATAATCTATATTGTTGTTTTCATCCATACCGTTACCTCGATTTCCTGACGCTATGACTCTTCGTCAAATATAGTTTTGTTAATTTCAGAATTTTTATGTTCAATGTAGCTATTCATCGTTGTTGAGGCATCGTTATGGTGCCCAAATTGTTGAATAACTTCTAATGGCTTATGCCCTTCGTGATAAAGATTGGACAATCTATTACTCTTAAAGAAATGGGGATAAATTGCTACGTCTTGTCCGGTTAATTCTTTATATAATTCAGAAAAATACGTACACCAATTATTTAATGTCTGTTTAGATATTGGTTTTACTTTGCCTTGTGCAGTCTTAAGAACAAACAGCTTATCACAATCATCTTCCCCACGAACTGCTAACCATTTTTTTATATATTCTGCGGTCTCTTTGCTGAACGGCAATGTAAATGTTTTGCCACCTTTACCCCTAACAATATTAGTCTCTCTATTATCCCAATTAATATCTTTGGATGCAAGCCACACTTCAGTCTTCCTACCAGCACTGTCATATGACAGAGAAAAATAAACGAGCTTTTGCCATTCATTTCTTTCTATCAATGCCTGTTTCAACAAGTCGAACTGCGACTCTGGTAAGTATGTCTTCTCTCTCGTATATTCTTGCTTTGGAGCCGGAACCTTTTCCCATACATTCCTGAAGTTTGGGTATTCCCTGTCATACATCGTTTCGATATACTTACTTACTCCAGAAACAGCAGCCCTTATCTGTCTTATCGTTGATGAACTTTTACCTGCCTTGATTTCCATGCCCTGCCAAAGCATTACATCCTGTGGAGTCAATTCAAGGTAAGATTTATTATTCCGGCTTTCTAATAGCCACACAAAGAAGATTTCTACCTTGTTTTTATACTGTTTAATTGATTCAGAAGAAAGCCCCTTTGACAAACAATAAGCTAGATACTCTTCCAGCATTTGAGTGTTAAATGGATGAAACTGAGAAGCTTTCTCTATCGTACCATAAACACTGTAGTGTGTTGGTCTCTTTTCTTTTGAAGTCATTTAACTCACTTCTTCCTTAAACATGGGCATCCATGCCCACAGCCTTTTACTGCTATTCTTTCTATATAATTCTTTCCACGTTCACACTTATCTACACAAACCTCACATTCAGATGATAAAGCTAACTTTACAGTAGACTCTTTCTTCCTGTTTGCAGGGTCATTCTTTGATAATGATGCTCCAGCCATTCTAATCACTCCTTAAACTCACACCCATTATAAGGTGTTATTGTTAATGTAACCCTATACAGGGTGTTTTGATTGCAACTAAAAAAGGTTGCATTTTGACAATGCAACCTAATTGAGTTATTTAGACAATTGATTCTTCGGCTCTTTGTATAGCTTCATCTAACGTTTCTCCTGTAACTTCAGTTTCAGAAGGCATAACAACAATATGAAATAATGATTCAGATGGTTCCCACCATATGATACACCAATGTTCAGATATTATTATTCGTGAACGAAACTCTAATTGTTTTAGTTCTAATTCTGTCATAATTCTATCTCCTTATATTGCATAGGTGTAGGTATTTCCAGCAGAACCAGATGTTCCAGCAGTTCCAGCCGTACCTCCATTAGAACCAGCAGCACCAGCAGCACCAGCAGCACCACCAGCAACAGATAGTGTTCCTAAATTGGAGTATGTTCCGTGTCTCATTAATACTATTGCACCACCACCAGAGCCTCCACCGCCACTACCGCCTTGACAATATCCAGCGTATGTGTCTTGACTTCCTGCTCCACCACCGCCACCAGCACCACCATTACAAGTGATAATGCCCGTACTACCAATAGTAATGTTGCCACCTGCGATAATAAGTACAAAACCTCCAGCATAATTCCCACTACCACCTGGATTTCCAGCTTTGCTTCCTATTCCAGTAGTACAATAGCAGCTTCCACCGCCACCACCACCACCGCCACCACCATAACATATTCCTCCATATGCAGAACTAAGAGCAACCAAACTGCCATAGGTATAGTTTGTGAATATGCCCATTCCTCCACTGCCACCACTACCGCAATATCCTGTAATTCCATTAATACCGAAATTATTCTGTGATAAATTTTGATTAGCTACAATTGTTCCAGCTAATCCAGGAGTGTAGTATCCCCCTCCACCTTCTGCTCCTTGTATAGCACCACCGCCACCGCCAGAACCTGCAGCACCATACGCTGGAAGACCGCCGTTCCCACCTGCTCCACCACCACCAAAACCTCCGAAGTTTTGACGACCAGCCCCACCAGTAGCTCCACCACCACCATTACCACCTGCACCGCCAACCCATTTGGGCATGACAGAAATCAATTTGTAAAAATAATCAACGGCATTAGTGACTGGCAAAGATAAAACATTAGCATTTAAAAACATAGGTGCTAAATAATTCATATTGATTGTACCATTAATGGTGACATCTCCTTGTACATATATTACTAAACCAGCACATGGATTAGATAATGTCAAAGTGTTGCCCACGGGCAAATTAAAAGATGTATATTGTTTAACAATAGCAGCACCATTTAAAGTACTTGTCAAGGTAGCTCCTGCTGTCAATGCACCATCTGAACCATCTCCATAAAAATTGGATAGACTTGGCACCAAACTTCCAACTTGCTCTCCGACATCATTTGTAAAAGTTTTATTTAATACAACGTCTGCAGCAGTAGCGTTACCACCAGTGCCTTGTCCTGTATTTAATCCTGGAGGTTGGGCATTGATATTGGTAACGGAACCAAATTTTCTTACATTTCCCATGTCTCTTCCTCCTTATGTTAACTGTTCTTCGATACCTTCACAAGTGATTGTTACGTCTCCACCACTATCTTGTTTGGCTGAAAATGTCTGTGAACCAGTAAATACCAATTGTGTAGTTATAATCGTGGACGAATTAGCAGCTAATGTTATCGAGTTTGCAATCTGGTTAGCTGGTGTAACGTCATTTTTATAAAGTGTTATTACTCTGGAACTAGCTCCAGTATTTGCTAAGAATATCTGTGTCAACTGAGTTCTAAATGTTCCACCAGAAGTTCTGTTCGTGAATATTGTTGTTGCACTTGCAGCCAATGCTGTCTGTGCAAGTTCAACGGGTGTTCTATCTCCAATAGCCATTATATTAACCCTCCCATACTTATTACTCTCATGTCATTTAAAACGACTGAGCTTTCTGCCTTGCTATTAAAATCTGCAGCCACAATTAAATATGATAATATGGCTGTTTGGATTAACATCATTAATCCATATTGTCCTTGGTTGTCATAAGCTCCACCAGCAGTATTATAAGTGATAGTACTTGAAGTAGAAGTCCAAGATACGTTGCCAGTGGTTGTTCTAGTTGCACCAAGAAGATACAAATAATTATATTCTATTTCTTCTTGCACATATGCATCTGGAAGATTCGATTTAGCCATTCAATCATCTCCTCACGATTATTTCTTAATTGCGATATAACATGACGTTAAAACAGATTGTGGGGAATATAAATATACATCATCTCCAATAGTTAAAGCTACACCAGTCTTGTTCTTTAGTCCGGTAATAATTGGTCTACCAACTCCAGAATCTGTTGAAAGTTGTACATCTGCTGTTCCAACACCTACATTGACAACTTTAGCTGCCCATGATTTAATATATCCTAATTCTACTATTCTTTTTTCCAATATCTTATTAATTCTTACATCAATCATATCATTGATGAAACGAGCAAAATCATCAGAATTGATATTCATAATCTTTCACCGTCCTCATGTTGTAAATGCAAGCTCTGCCGTATCTGCTGCATCTATAGTCATTTGTGCCCCAATTTGTAATGGTAAAGAAAATCCATTAACTATCAAACGTTGTTCGTTTAAACCAAGATTCTTAACATCAGTTATGGTAATTACATCCTCTGGATTTAAGTGATACATAGGAATTGAATTCATATTAGATGAAGCCAAAACTCTCATGACCTGTCTTAATTCATATTCACTTCTAACCTGAGCCAAAGGAACAGTATTAATAATAGGGTCTGTAATGATTAATGGTCTTGTAAACCCTACGTTTGGTATGCTAGTTGGACTTGTTAAGTTCATATTTTTAGTCATAGCTGTTACCGTAGCTCCATTGATATTGTCTCCTACGACAATACATTCATTAAAAACTTTCGCAAATTCCTGAGTATAAGTAGCACCTTGATAATTGACTTCTTCTGTTGTGAAATCCCACACTGATGCTTTTTCAAAATCTTTGACATCTGGTACAAAATTCAATCTTCCTTCTTCGTCATAATAAACCAACGCACTAAGCATCCCTGCCAAATCAACAATAATTTCTCCCAATGTTCCATTGCCACGTTCTTTAATAATTGTATATGGAGTCACTTCTGCAACCCATCCTGTATAGAATATAGGGGACTGTGGGTCTCCAGACAAACTTAATATGTTCTGTACTGCAGCTTGGATATTACTTCCTACTGGTATAATAAAAGTGCTGTCTAGTTCTCCACCTAAAGTCCCATCCATAATAGAAAATTTGTCAAGAGATTTAATAGCAATCTTGGTCTCACTAAAATTGCTTGTAACCGCAGGATTTTCAAGTACGAAAATACCTTGTGGCAAAAGAAAATCTTCTCCATTGATATTGAGTCCAAGATATAATTTGAATTTTTGTCTTATCCATATCCCATCAGGATTTGGAATATATGTCTTATCAGTATTTATGATTGTAAAATCCAAAGACCTGCGCTGACCATTGACTCTTTGTGCTGTCAAAGTCCCACTTGAGTTCTCAAGATTTGTAGTTAATGTCTGATAAACCGTTTCATCTGGTCTTAGCCAATCTATCTGAATAATAGGTTTGTATACTCCAGATTTCAACGCTGCAATATAATCACTATATAGTACTGCCATATTATACTGCCTCCACTTCGAATACGTCAAACGTAATGAGCATAGGTTGTTCCACAATGCCATCGTTTTCTAATATTTTATAATGGAAATTTCTTGTATAGACTTTATATATTCCACCTTTTCTGGTTTTATATAACTTAATTTTACCATTTGTAATAAAAGCTTCCAATGTATTGATATAATCTATTGGTTGCAAAAAACCCTCAGTGCAAGATATTGTTCCAGCCAATGCTGTGATTGTATTCTTAAGATAATTCGTTTTACCTTTTGTCACTGCCGGATATTGCACATAGGTCTTATATACAGTTACGTCTTCTTCGTACTGGAATTCTCCACTGCTAATGTTCAAATCAAATTTATATACTGTACCATCATCAGGGTCTATTAAATAATATCCAAAATAATCAGTATATAAAGGTGCTGTTTGTAACGCATCACCAATCTCTGTAGCCGTAATTGGGAATATCTCATATATATATGTTTTATACGCTTGTGTTGTAAAATCTACATAAGTCTTGATTGAGTGGTCTACAGTAGTCAAATAAGTAAGAATATTCTCTTCTACTGTTTTCCGGTATATATCCCAAGATATTATCGGACTGGTCAAATTAATAATATTACCAGCGTTTATTGAATTATGTTCAAAGAGAGCCAAAAAGATTGTATCCGATGTCCACGTTGGAGCTATTTTATAATTCATAGCATTGATTTCTGCATCTGATAATATTCTCTCTCTAATCCACACATTATCAATTGTGATGTCGCCAAAAAAAGTAATTCTATTATAAGCTGCCGGAGTTGCCTTTATGGACTTATACATAAATGTAGAAAGCCCTAAGAATGTCCCACTAAGATACACAATCTTCACTCCCTTCGACATTAATATGTCTCCATGATTTTCCTAATCTTATATTAGAAACAGTATATTTACTTACGTTGTACCTACTCATAATTTCTTTAGTACTTCTGCCTTCACGTATCATATATTTTATATTTGTTACATCTTGGTCTGATAATTTGGAATTGGGATTTTCTTCACCTAGATAATGTTTGCCCCACATAGGATTATTCTCTCCAGACAATGCACTTGATATTTTTTGCTTCTGCTCCTCTGACATTGATTTGCCATGATTATGATGAAGCTCTCCACATCTTCCTCTCATCGGACTGATAGTCCCATACATTGGGTTCTTTTCTCCAGAATATTTTCCCTTCATCCGAGAAGAAGATTCTTGTTTTTGTTCATCAGTTCGCCTATATCCAGTACACCCGTCTCCACCGTCTGTTAGATTATACCCTTTATCTGGATTCTTAGCGTCTAAAGTCAAGATTAATAATTTTTCAAAGCTTTTAGCCTCTTCTTCGGTTAAATTAGATGCTACAACCTCGTGGTAAAAATTATTCCATCCATATTTTTTAATTGCATTAAAAAACCTAGATTGGTCTTTACTGTAGCCATGCCCACGCTTCCATCTTTTTTGGGGTTCTTTGCTTGTAATCCCAATATATATTTTGTTATTTATTGTGTTAATATGTATATAAACACTCCAATTAAAATTTAACACATAGACTCCTCCAATCTAAGTAATTAGGGGAGGTTTGTGCCTCCCCTGTATAATGATATTGTTTGATAATATTATTGTGGTTTAACAGGATATTGAACGTTGTCTACATCAACAGTTGCAGGTAAATCCCTAAGTGCTGTTCTATAGTTTTTCCAGTTAGTCTTTTGTGTAGTTGTCAATGGACTATCCTGCAATACTGTCCAGTCACATTCTGCTAACAGTCTGTTTCTTTCCTGTCTGATAGCTGCCATCTTAACTTCATCTGATGGTTCTGGTCTATTTTCTAAATCCCATGTAGCATCAACTTCTACTGTATATTCGCAATCTCCATCATGGAGTATTGTGCAATGTTCTTTCTTTGTTGCCTGAAATTCTCTTTCGCAAACTTCGCCTTCAGCGAGGTTTTCTTCTTCTCTGAGTTCAGTTGTCCCATCCACTTTACGGATAAGATGTCTTACTGTGGACTCGTCCTGCCAAACTTGTTCATTATCAATAGTGATATATGCCATGATATTTCATCCTCCTAAAATGTAATTAAAGGCACTTAATTTGATTCAATGACTCCTTATATACCCTACCCCATTTAAGTGCCTTGTAGTTAATCCTGCGAGCTTGAGGTAGATTCTACAGGATGATAATTGCTTTAAATTTTTAGATACAATTCCGATTTTATCTTATTTCATACCCATCA